ACAAAGGTCACTGTGAACTCTTTGTCATAGCCGATTGATGATAGGGTTTCTAGTACTTTGCGTTTTGCTTCGAACATGTGATTCTCTCTTTCTCTACTGTTCTTGTTTAAGACTGTACGGAATAAATCTTTCTCCGTCAAGTGCCTTTAGTTCAAATTCGCAAGTTTCTTGCAGGTGTTCTGCACGTAGCATAGCAGCTACACGACCATACTTACGACCAACCCATAGGGGTTCAATGGAATGGTCTTTGCGTAGTATTGCTATGATATAGTGATTAGTCATCGTATCCATAATCTTTTTCTCCATACGGTTGTGTTTCATAACCATTGAGATATGCCTCTTTTTCAAATTGTCCGTATCCATAACGTAGGCGAGCAGGACGACCATAGTATGCGTCCATTGCTCCTACTTCATATGCTTCCTGTATCAGGTCTTCGATCATGTCTTTTACTTTAGCCATTTTTTCTACGTCCTTCTCTGTATAGTAATACCATTGTCCGTCTTCGCCAACATATGCTTCTCCAACTTTCATTATGATTCTCCTATAGCTTTCTGTCTGATTGATTCGTACTCTACATCATCCAGAAGATTAGTCAAGTAGTCTTTTATGACCTTCACGTCATCCTTCAACTGGTCAATGTCGTTCTTGGCATCTTCCAGATATTCAAACAGGCTGTTGATCTTGTCTTGTTTAGTCCACGACAGATCACCTTCACAGGTATGATTAAAGTTGATCCCACGTTCAGCATCCTGACGAGATTTATCTGCACGACAAATAACATTGTGTAGGTCACTGTCGATCTCTTTGATTTGTTTGATGATCGTTTCCATTTTATTTTCCTTTCCTAATTTCCACTGTAGGGGTCTAACGAATCAATACCATATTTCCACTGTGGGGGTCAACTCTTAATTTCCACTGGAGGGGGTATTCCTTATTTCCACTGGAGGGGGTACTACCCAAAATTCCAGTCGTATATCCGAATTTGCCCGAATCAATACGAAAGGGTAGGTTCGCTATACCAAAGGATAGGTCAATAGTACGAAAGTATAGTTGACAAGGTTTTTTCGGGTATATACCGATTCGGGTAGTGATTCGTATATCCGAATGTGCTGTCAATGGCACAAAAGGATAGTTGACAAGGGAATCGGTATAGTGTGGCAAAAATACAACGATTCGTAATAAATATTTGCTTGACTCGTGAATCCGATTGACGAATCGCATTGACTCGTATAACCGCACGACCGAATCAGTCATTCCCGACAAAAAGAGTCGGCTATGCATTTTTTGCATGTCTGATATGTAAGAATCGCATAACATGATTCGTTTTTAACATTGGCGGATTCTTGCGTGACAATAGTCAATTTTGCATAGCTGGTATGCATTTTTTGCATAGGTAAATATTTATGTTTGACTCTTTATGCCATTTTGCTATTTTTGGCTTTGTCACTAGTTATTGGAGGATTCGCTATGCTAGTATTTTTCGGAGTTTTCTTTATCGCTTGCGCATTGCTTGCGCTTATCTTGGAGTTTTAATCATGAATCAACTAGACAAAGCCGTTGCGCAGATTCCAGTTCTTATTGAATTAGCTAAACGTCAATTAGAATTGGAATCTAACCCCGCCAAAATTAATAACTTGCAATGGTGGATAGAATATCTTGAAACACAACAACAGGAGACAAAATCATGCTAATTAAACCTATATCAAACTTAATCAAACCACGTCTTTACAATGGCTTTAAATCAAAAGCTGAATGTAAACGGGCAATCTTTGATCAAACTGGCATTCAAATAAATTCAGCGTTTGGAAAGCCCGAGTCTAATCCCAAGATTGCAAAATCTATAAAACAAGATGCTGAAACATTGCCTCATAACTTTTCCCCAGCCAACAAAGATGGCTTTGAAGTTTGTGCCGAACGTTCTGCGGGGTGTACCACCGCTTGCCTTCATACCGCTGGCAATCCGATTCACATGGCTGGCAAAGAGAAAGCCCGCAGCAATCGCAAGCTTGCATTTTTTAAAGCCCGTAAAGCCTATGTTGCGCTGATGGCTTTTGAGATTGAATCCCACGTTATACGTTGCACAAAGAACGACACAAAGCCATGTTATAGACCGAACACAACATCTGATTACCCGTGGGAATCTATTAAGCTAGATTGCGGCAATACGCTTTTCGATCTGTTTCCTATGGTGCAAGCGTATGATTACACAAAGATAACAAAACGGGCTTTGAAATTTGCCGCTGGCAACATGCCCGAAAACTATCATTTGACCTATAGCCGTTCTGAAACAAACGAGTCTTTGTGTTTGGATGTCTTGAATGCTGGTGGCAATGTTGCAGTTGTCTTTGATCAATTGCCCGATCAATGGCATGGCTTTGATGTTATCAATGGGGATTTAACGGATGCTAGATTCTACGATCCAAAAGGTGTTGTTGTTGGCTTAAAAGCAAAAGGTGACGCAAAGATGGATGACTCGGGCTTTGTCGTTCGGATCAATGCAATGGCTTAATATAAAGCCCACATAATAGCGTTAATGACTCTTGGCGGCCTTAGTGCCGCCTTTTCTTTTGCCCTATTCAGTAGCCGTTATATTGGCTGTCTGCATAGGTTCATTATTTGAACCAAGACAATAGTTTACCAATTATTTTGTGATCACATTTTGACTCTTGTTGTTTCTTTTGTGATCACAAACGATTCGCTTAGGTGCTGCCGATTCCCCCGCCGTGTCAAGCAAAAATGTTTGTCAAGTGTTATTTTTATGTATTACTGTTGTATTTTTGTCACAGTATGACCAAAGCTATACCAAAGTATAGTCCAATGGGACCCTTGGGATTATACAGCTATACTTTTGGGTAGGGTCGTATACCCCTACATCTACAACATAAGAAAAAAGGTACAGGTGTGACACTCTGCCGCATATACCAAATAGTCACAAAGTTGCAACAAATAATGACAACATCGTCTACCTTCTTAAGAATCACCTACAAAACGACAAAAAAGATTCGTTAGAAAACAGTAGCTTATAAAAAAGTTTAAAATTGTGGTAGCAAAACCACGAAAAAAGTACTTATATATAAGTGAAGACACTAACTTAAGTAATAACTAAAGATACTTTCTTATAGTTTAATATACTATCTAGTTTATATATACTTAATAGTTAGATTACTTAAGTTATATACCTAAGTATGTTTTGTCGTTCTCATTCAACCAAGACGTAACTTTCCAACTGTTGTAACAGAGTATGGTTTTGCCGATGGGTGGGGACTACTAAATATACTTTATTTCTGTCGTGATACAAATGAGCATACAACCTCTACCATATAGTGAAGTTATAGCCAAGAAGGTTAGAGAAGGCATACGTAATGGTGTGTCTGTTAAAGATATCCTTGCGTCTATTCAGAAGTATCAGAATGCTCCTAGCAGTACGGCTACCTTCTATAAGTTATACGGACAAGATATAGCTGATACTAAATCTTCTATAGTTGGACAGATTGGTTCTGTCGTTATCCAACAGGCATTAGAAGGTGACTTTAAGTCTCAAGAACTATTCCTACGTAGTAAAGGTGGATGGTCACCAACATCTACAGTAAACGAGCAAGAGCTATCAGAAGACCCTGACACTGATGAATCAGCTATTGACTCCCTGATTACCCTCTTAGGAAAGACTAAGCCCGATGCAACCCCAAGCGAAGATAACAGCTAGCATCTTAAGAGACCTTCCTGATGAGGAAGTAGCTGCTATCTTAAAAGAGCTTGGCCCTAAGAAGTCAGAAGAACTAAGGCATGACTGGGGATTTTGGGCTAGACCTGAGCAACTAGAGCCTTCTGGTGATTGGAACACTTGGGTAGCATTAGCTGGTCGTGGTTGGGGTAAGACTAGAGCAGGTGCTGAGTGGGTCAGACATCGGATACGGTCGGGTGATAAGATTGTACATTGTGTGGCTCCAACAAAAGGTGATGTTCGTCGTGTTATGGTTGAAGGCGATAGTGGGCTACTTAATGTTTGTTGGTCGGGCGATAGCACTTACCGTGGTAAACACATTGGTTTCCCTGTATGGTCCCCCACGAACAATAGTCTCACATGGGAGAATGGTGCAAAAGCAGTCTTCTTCTCAGCCGAAGACCCAGAACGACTAAGGGGTCCACAAGCGTACAGTGCATGGTGTGACGAGCTTTGTGCTTGGCGTAATGCACAAGACACTTGGGACATGATGATGTTTGGTCTACGTCTAGGTAAACACCCTAA